CTGACACTGCAAAAATCATTACCGGTTCGGGGTCGACAAAGTATGTCACCTATCTGCTCGGCAATGAGGCGATCGCCTTCAATGAGCAGCCGATGTCAACCAGTCCGAATATCGAGGTTGATCGCAAACCTGATCAGGGTAACGGCGTTGGCGGTGATATTCTCTACACTCGCCGTCAGTTTGCACTGCATCCTTATGGCATCAAGTGGAATGACGCTTCAGTGGCCGGTGAGTTTCCAACCACTGCCGAACTTGCCGATCCTGCCAATTGGACGCGTGTCTATCCAGAGCGCAAGCAGGTTCCGATCAGCTTCCTTATCACCAACGGTTAATGATTGAGGGCTTCGGCCCTCTTTCTCTTTTCAGGAGAAGGCAATGAGTGAAGAAAAAGAGAACAATCAGGATGCTGGCACTGAGGTTGAAATTGCAACTGAAACAGAAGCTGCGCCTAAATCTCTGCATGAATTGAACCTTGAGCAGCAGGCGATTGATCAGTCAATGCGGGAGATTAATGAGCAGGCGGCAAATGCAGCCAGCAAAGCAGTATTTGGCGTCCTTAATAAGCATCGTCCAGACGGTAAACGCACCCAAAAAGCGTTGCGTCCTCCGATCAATGGGTGACTGTTATGGCAGCTTATAGCCCGCCTAAAGCGTGGTTTTACCTAAAAAAGCAGAAGCAACGCCGTGAGCAGCAGGAGGAAACACCGCCTCCTGCGCCTGAGCCTGAGGAAGGTGAGGGTGCATGACGCCAACCGATATCTGCAATCTCGCCCTTGATATTATGAAAGAGGCCGAGATTACCAACCTCGAGCGTGATGACCGGTCTATTGTCCGCTGGATGAAGCGCAATTTTGATGTGTCACGCGATAGCCTGCTGGCTCGCTATGATTGGAATTTCGCGCTCAAACGGGCGATGTTGACCAAGGATAGCGAAGCGCCTGCCTTTGGCTGGCTTAACCGCTTCACAGTTCCATCTGATTGTTTGCGGGTGCTGCCGTTAACAGCGGGCGGCAACAGTGAAGGCTCTCCAATCCAGCATGAGATTGAAGGCCAGCACATACTGACTAATGCTCCGGCGTCTTTACTGGTTCGCTATCTGGCACGAACAGAAGATTACGACCGGTATCCTGCGGTATTTATTGAGGCGCTTGCCTCTTATCTGGCGATGAAGTGCGGTCATTTCGTCACCGGAAAGATTTCATATGTGCAGGTCGCGCAAGGCTTGCACCAAGAGGCAATCAACGCAGCATGGCGGGTAAATGCCATTGAAGGCACTAGCCCACGCGCTGCGGATAATGAATGGGTTGAACAACGCTGATGGCTTATTACGCGCACCAAGCAACATTTGATAAGGGCTGGACAACGCCACTGCTTGGTTCGCGCTCTGACGTGGACTTCTGGCAGTCGTCGCTGTCTTACTGTGTTAACTTTAATGTCCTGACGCATGGCGGTCTGCGCCGCCGGTCTGGCACACAGTTCATTGCTGAGGTAGCAGACAGCAGCCAGAAAACGCGCCTGTTGCCGTTTAAGTTTTCAGAGGAGCAGTCCTATGTTCTCGCCTTCAATGGCAACAAAACATTGCGCTTTATATCTGAACGACAGCAACTGGTTTCAGACGGCGCACCTTACACTATTGAGCATTGTTATAACGCACTAGACTTGTCGAGCATAAGCTATGACCAGTTCAATGATGTCGGATATCTTGCACATAAAAATTATGCTCCACAAAAATTGAAGCGGCTTAGTGATGTCAATTGGTCGATAGAAAATTGTGAATTTACCGACGGCCCGTACATGGACGCCGATGATGCCGAGACAACACTAAAACCATCCGGTGATGGCGGCATTATCATTCAAAGTACAGAAAGCGGAGGGCCATCAGATGCGGGCTGGTACCAAATTAATTTGGCTACTCCTCAAGTGCTGGATAACTATTGGCTTGGCGCACCAGATAGGGACCCCGGGCATGCGCCAAATGGCTGGGATTTGTCCGGATGGGATGGCTCTCAATGGGTTGTAATTGACACTGTCGAAGGGCAGCGTGGCTGGCAAATCCGTCAACGTTATTATTTTGAAACACAGAATAAACGAGCGTTCACTAAGTATCGAATGAGCTTCTTTGGTACACAAAATACCTATGAGGGGGACAATGGCATATGGACTGGAGGCTACGGCTTTCACAGATATGGTGCCGATCAAATTCCAACTGTATTAACCGCATCCTCTACAAATGGTATTAATAACGGTGAAGGTTTTAAGCCGTCAGACGTTGGGCGAACTATTCGCATCATGGGTCCGTCATCAAAATGGATGTGGGTAAAGATCGCATCTTATGTCTCGCCTACGCAGGTCATGGTGCGGTTATATGGGCAAAAGCTCCTTAATCTATCACCGATTTCATTGTGGCGGATGGGAGCCTTTTCAGAAGCCTCCGGGTGGCCTGCAAGCGTTCGCCTGTTCAATGAACGGTTGATGTGGGGGCGAACAAACAGCCAACCTGTAACCGTCTTTGGCTCAAAGCAAGGGCAGTTCGAAGATTATGGCGTGAGCGATCCAAAGGTTGAAACCGATGGATTGGCGATTACGCTTCTATCATCCAATCAGAATGAAATCCTGTGGCTTGCAGATGATGAGGATTTGGTCACAGGTTCTGCCGGTCAAATCCGATCTGTTGGCCCGTCTGATCTGAATAAGTCGTTTTCTGCTATCAACATCACACAACGCAAAGGGCCGACAAGCGGTGCAGCTGCATTAGACCCTTTATCAATTGGCGGGGTCACGCTTTATGCCGGCTCTGGCGCTACGAAAATTCGCGAACTGGTTCTTGGCGATCAGAACCGATATGTGGCTCCCGAACTCTCTCTTATCGGCGAGCACCTGTTTAAATCCGGCATCGTTGACTGGGCGTTTTGTGAGCGGCCAGACCCGCAGATTTATTGTGCCGTTGGTGACGGTTCGCTTGTCTCTGTGGCGTACGACCGAGAGCAAAGGATTGTTGGCTTCGCACGACACGAGATTTCGGGCGGGGCGGTCGAGAGTGTTGCTGTCGTTCCGAGTGAAGATGTCGGCTATGATGATCTATACATGGTAGTTCGCCGCACTATAAACGGCCAGACACAGCGATACATTGAGGTTCTCGACCGCCCGTTTGATGGTGACATTGATCGCGTTGAAGATGCACTCCATGTCGATTGCGGCTTGCAATATTCCGGAGTGCCAATTCAGACAATCACCTCTCTCAGCCACTTAGAGGGCGAGGCCGTGATTGCACTGGCTGATGGCAACGTTGTGCGTGATCTTATCGTAACGGGCGGGAGCGTTACGCTTCCATATGCAGCCAGCAAAATCAGCATCGGCCTGCCATATCGAAGCCGAGCAGTAACGCAACCGGTAGCGGGGCCGCAGCAAGATGGCTCATTGTTTGGGCGCAATCGCAAAATCATGGGTGCCAATGTCGATGTGCTGAATTCTGGCA